GACCTATTGGAAGTTCTACCCCAGTAGCTAGTGCCAGCGGAAACACAGTAAGTTCAACCTCGGGTGCATGGGGAGCTGGAACTACTCCAACTTCTTACCAATATAATTTATACAGGTCTGACGGAACTTACATAGCTACAAGTGGTTCTGTGTCTACCTCTACAACTTCAATTTCTTTTACTGCTAGTTATTCAACCTCTTACTATGTGACTGTTACAGCGAGTAACAGCAACGGTAACGGAACCATGACGTCTAACACCGTCACTACTGGAGCTGAACCTGCACCAGTAGTTGCGCCAGGAAGTATGGCAGGACGTGTTTCTGGTTCTTGGAACAACGGGTTAATAACTTTTAGCTGGTCACCACCAACTACTGGTACTGCGCCTTTTAGTTACGAATACAGTCTTGGATATGGATTTACATCAACAAACAGCACGTCTTATTCCGTATACGCAGATTCACAGACAATAACAGTTAGAGCGGTAAATAGCGCTGGCACGGGAGAATCTGGAAGCGCTTCTGTGACAAGGCCGCCTATTGTAACTGCCCCAGGAAGTATGGCAGGACTTGTTTCTGGCTATTATAACGGGTCAACATTACAGTCTAATTTTAGTTGGTCCGCTCCTACTGGAACCGCCCCGTTTACTTATTACTATAGTTTTGGGGGAACAACGTTTAGTACAACAGGTACTACAGCAAATACTTCCGGAGGCGCAACAATTACAGTTTTTGCCTCAAACAGCGCTGGCACTGGAGGAAGCGGGGGCGCAACTGTGTCGCCACCTGCTCCTGAACCGTATTACTGGTACTGCACCACAAGTGTGCAATGTGCTGGTGTTGGAAACTGTACTCAACAGGCATACAGTAGCAATCAAACACAATCAGGCTCTGGTTACAGTATTGCTTGTTCGTACAACAACACTGGGACATACCCATCTTGCCAGTCCACCGCGGGCGCTACATGTACTGGAAACCTTGGGTGCTGTAGTCAAGGGTTAAAATATCGTTGCTCTGATTATGATGTAAATAACTCAGCAAGTGTTAACTATTTTCAGTGCTACAGCGTTGGGGACTGCGACGCTAACTCTGACCCAGCTGGTGTCAGAACTAGATGCTGTCCAACAGAGTGCTAGGATAAATATATGAAGTTAAATTACGCCGATATTGACTGGAAAATGCCAGGAGTAAAAGCACAACGTATTCCAAATGGGGGTACTTCAGACTGGCTTGTCTGTGTAATAGACGGAGAAGTTGTAAAGAGTCTAGTTTTTGACTCTTTCTTTTCTGAAACGTTGTTAACTGCAACTTCTTTTAAAGAGGTTGTTACAACAGACGGGTCATTTTGCGTAAAAATTACCTCAAAAGACAATAAAACCACTGAACTAACTTGCAATGAAATGCTTTACGCGGTTTTATTGTCAGACCCTCTTATTATTAAAATTGACCCCTCTATTCATAAGCATTACCAGATACTTGGAGAAGGTTGGCACTATGTTGATGGAGACTTCATTATCCCTGGGGAGATGGAGTAATGAGTAAATGGGATGAATACAAAGCCAAGCTTGGTGACACCCGTCCTTGGGACTTATTGAACCCAAAAACTGAATACGTTGACGAAGAAGCCTCTGCTGCACGTATGACAATATGTAACAGCTGCCCTAAGTTAATTAAGTTAACAAAGCAATGCAAAGAGTGCGGCTGTATTATGTCTGTAAAAACAAAATTAAAGTTTGCTGCTTGTCCGTTAGAGAAATGGTAGTTTAAAATGGCTCGTTATGGCATTGATTTTTACGGTACAGGAGTACGTTACGGTAACGCCGCTCTTGTGCAGTTCAGTGCTGCCCCGTTTTACACTGTTCCAAAAGCATACGGGACCATTAACGTAATATGGAATACCCCTACGGGTGCCTGGACTAACTTTAGATTAGTAAGAAATAAATACGGATTTCCTGTAGACCCTGACGACGGTGTTCTTCTTGTTGAAAGGGATAATGAAAGTTTTGAAGAATATTTTGAAGACTCTAACTTAGAACAGGGTAGAACCTACTACTATTCTATTTTTCTTTTGCCTGCAAATCAAACTGATTGGGTTAGAGCAGGAAATGCTTATGGGGTCTCTGTAAAAGACTTTAACACCCTTGACAGAATGTGGAACTACCTCCCCATCATTTACCGTAATACAGACCTAGTAATTTCAAACCCTGCAAGTGGCACAACTATTTACGACTACACCAGCAGTCGAGAGAACGAAGACCTCAGAAGTCTTTTACGTATTTTTGCCTTTGAGTATGATTTAGAAAAGACTCTTGCAACAAATTTAATGTACTCAGGAGATACTACCTACGTTGACGGTAGGTATATCGCACCTATGATGCAGCAATTTGGTTTAAAATTTGAACCTGAAATTGGGCTACAGCAGTCTAGAGTTCTTTTAAGAAATGCCATAAAAATTTATAAAAATAAAGGCTCATACGCGGGTCTAATAACCTATTTAAAGTCCTACACAGGTTGGGACTTAGAGGCTGTACTTGGAAAAAACCTAATGTTAGACATAAACGATTCTTCGTTTGAACAAAGCGTAGGGGCTTGGGTATCTAGCGCCGCGTCATTAACTCAGCAACAGTCTGGGGTAATAGCTGCTCCTGGTGGGACTGGAATTCTCATTGCCTACAGGGGTGACGCGGATTTGCCTGCAAGTTTCCCTAACTTACAAGAGTATTTGTTAAAAGTAACTACAACAACTGCAGGAACTGTCACATTAGATTGTGGGTATTACCCGTCACCTAAGGCAACAAATGGCATCCCCGTAAAATCTGCAAACATTATTGGTGTGTCTAGAGATGGTACTTATGTAACCTATTACACAACTGGAAACAATTTTGTAACCGGAGATAAAATAACAGTTACCGGGCTTTCCACATCAGCGTTTAATCTATCAAACGCAACAGTTTACTCATCAACTGGTTACGAGTTTAAAGTTGCAAGTACCGTTGCAGGTTCTTCTCAAGGAGTTACAGCCACACCTCCACCTCCAGGTATTCCTACATCAATTGGAGTTGCTGGCGGAAACTATACTTTTAGTATTTTTGGGGTTTCTGCGGCAACTGCAAGGAACGCTAAAGTTGCCATCAAGTGGCACGATTTAGGTGGAAATTATTTGTCTACCAGTGACTTTGGAACAGAAGAATCTTTGCCGGTTGCTGGAATGGCGAATGACACTGCAGAACGATTAACGGTAAGCGCAGTTGCTCCGGTAAATGCCGCGTTTGCTACACCTTTCATAAGTATTGCTAGTGCAACTCTTGGTCAAATCTTTTACTTTGATGCGGCTATGTTTGAAAACGCTAATGCGGCTACCACGTTTGAAGACTCTCGTTTAATTAAAATTACATTTAAAGCCTCTAGAATCAATGAGCTTAAAAACCCAAACTTTACTACAAACACTCAATGGGGTGTAACTAACGGTACTTTGGTATTAGGGTCTTCTCTTAGCCCAGCACCATTAGCGTTGTCTGGTGAAACCCTAGTTGCAAAACCAACAGCTTCTGGAAATGTAATTATAAACTCAGAAAACGTTACAACTGTTCTTCCAAACACAACTTACACATTTAGTGTTTACACAAAGTACTTTAACACCACACCAACTGGAGCAAATCCAACAGTATCTATTTCTTGGTTTAAAGCTGGTGGTTTTTCTACCGGTACAGTGCAAACCGGAACTCCAGGTATTACAGACCTTTCAACAGGGTTTGCTCGTCCAAGCGTGACTGCAACAAGCCCTTCAGATGCAATATACGCAGTTGTTAGTGTTAACTACTCAACAACAAACACCGATGTATGGCTTGTTTTAGACGAAGCCTTGTTTGAGGCAAGTGCCTACGTCAACTCTTACTTTGATGGTGATACAGGCGTTACTTCTCTAACAAACCTACTTTGGGAAGGCGGGGACATTAACGCCGACGCTGCTAGAAGCCATTACTATAAAAACCGCGGAACGATTCAAGGCCGTCTAA